GGAAGAAGATTATCAATCATAGTTTGATCTATAGTATAAGTCGTAGTATCTCCAGCCATTGTAGTAAATGGGTCTTCAATTCTCCTTTTAATAGATTCATTTCTAACATGAACTTGTTTCTTTTCAGCTGAAATTCTTCTCAAAAAGGCATAGTAGATTATTTGAGTAAAATATGCAAAAGGATTTTTAGATTTTTCTGGATCAAAATTGTGTGCATACTGCAAACAGTTCTGAATACCATCAGATATCATTTCATCTCTATAAGAATAATTAATAAAATTTGGACGATAAGATAGGTGAGTAGCAATCTTTAAAAAACACTCACCAATGTAATTTGTTAAAGGTGGAGAAAGTTCTCCTTGTTCTTCAAAATCTTTACACTTTTCTTTCCATTCTGACATTGCCTCTAAAAATTTCTTATTGTCAACGTAATGTTCACCTTTCTTTTTAGCCATGTGGACTCCTCAATAATTGTGACTTTTAACTTATACATATAATAACCCATAGAGAGTAATTTGTCAATGTCCCTTTTTATTTTAAAGGCACTTGACAAAGGGTCTATAATATCGTATAGTAACTATGCTGAGTCTTCAACAAACAGTAATAGATATTCAATGAATAGTATGTTTTAAGTCAGGATCAGTAACCTCATCTAAAGCTTCTTCAATACTGATTTCATCTAATTCTTCATCAGTGGGGCCAGTATCACCTTCATCTTCATCTTGACCAAATGAAAATGTATTAATACAATGATTATAATAACTGGTAAGACCAACTGAAGCTTCTGCTGACATAACAACTAACGAGGGATTGACATCAATATATTCTCTTTCACTCATTGGATGTACCCAAGGTGAGAGACTCAAGGAATCATGACCAACAGGTCCACGACCAACAATAGACATTTTTAATGGAAGACTAACACTTAATGGTATTGTAAAATCAAATATTTCGGGGCCGTCATAACCGCCAATAATACTTTCACCGTTTGACAATTTGAAAACTCGAACTTTCTCTTCTGATGTGAATGAGCTCATAATAGTTTTACCTTATCTACTTTATAATTAAACTTCTGTTCCTTGTAAATATTTAGACGATCATGAAAGTGTCTTAATGTAAAATTAGGTTTTAGAATGGAGAGATCATCCGATATGTCATAAAGTCGTAAGTGTTTAGTGCCGCCGATTTGCCGCAAACCACGACCAAGGGACTGAAGCACTCTAATTTTGCTTTTCGAGGGGCTTGCGAACACGATGTTGTGAATGTTACGAATATTAATACCAGTGCTGAAAGTCCCATAGCTCGCAACAATGATGGCATCTTTTTCATTTTCTACAATCTCCCTTATTTCTTCTCTGGTGTCAGTAGTAACACCACCATATACAAAGAAAACTTTCCTGTCTTTGTATTTATCTTCTATGATATCATAGAGTGGTTTACCATGTTTTTCTACGAACTGGAAAAGAACGAGAGTGTTACCATCGCAATGACCCATAAGATTGCATAAAAAAGTATTCCTTTCAACCTTAGTGACGATGTATTCCAACTCTTCTTGATATCCAAATCCTTGTACAATTTGTTTGTCCTCTTCCTTATAATCCAAAACAATACATCTTATTTCTAAACTAGCAAGTGTTTTATTGTCCATAAGTTCTTTTGTTGTTACAACGTATTTTGCTTTTCCAAACAGGCCTTCTAATACAAGTCTGTGTGTCTGTGTACCATCTAGTGTCCCTGTTAATCCAAAACGATATTTGCAAGTATCAAGTTTTGTTAGAATACCAGTTAGTGACTTGGCTTTGAATAAATGTGCTTCATCACCAAACACTACACCAAACTGTCTAAAATATTGTCTGGGCATCCTGTGTACAGATTGCCAAGTAGAAATAACAACGTCCTTGGTTACTTTCTTATCATGTCCTTGATATATTTTTTGGCAATATGTTCCTGAGCTCCACCCATAATCTTCAAAGTCTTTATACATCTGTTCGACAAGCGAAGTTGTTGGAACCAAAATCAAAGTTTTTAATTCCATCATATGGTAGTAACGAACAAGACAATATATTATTAATGACTTACCCGAAGCAGTAGGAGAAATAAGAAGAGCACGATTTGTGGCAATACCGTGGGCAATGGCATCAAGCTGATAATCACGGATTTTAATTCTAGTTCCTCCAAGAGTAGGTCTAAGTCCCCGTACAAACCCTTGGACAACACTCCTTGAAATTTCTCGTTCGTTTGTAACTCCGTTTTTAAGCTCATAATCTTCACCAGTTTTTTTAAGGTACTCTTCTATATAGGGTAGTAATCCCATATAAATTTCACCATTCATTACATTATATAAACGAATTTTACCATCCCACATTTTATTCCGAAAGCTCGGCATAAATTTATGGCCTGGCACCTCAAAGGTGAAAAAATCATTCAACTCTGCGGCTAATGAGGGTTCAACTTCCTCAAGTTTTATATAAACTTCATTCTTTTTAGATATTAGCATGTTGATAATCTTGGTGGGAACCGTAGTCACCCCTAAGAATCATATTCCAAGAAACGCTAGTACGTTCAGATTGTGTAGGTGGAACCCAATGTTGCAACCAAGATGGAAAAATTAAACCAGTGCCAACTTCAGCATCAAATTGTAACATACTAGAATTTTTCCAGTTAGGCTTATTTTTTGGATGTAACGTATTAGCTTGTGGTCTAGGATCAAAAAATTGAATTGGAGCTGATCCCTCTGAAGACTCAACATAATAAACACCAGACCATACATTATTAGAATGTGTATGTGGTGGGTGTGACATTCCAGGCGTCATATGATTTCCCCACATACTTGTCATTTCTAGTTTGTCATATTGATATTCTAATTTTTTTAGAATATCGTTTGTTGTATTATGAACAGTTTCTAAAAGAGCTCCAAACGAAGATAACTTATATAAATCATCTTCTGTCTGCATTGTATTTTTTGCTTTAATATATGCAGACATATTCGAATGTCTATCTTCTCCAAGGTCTGATTTAAATTTATAAATCATTGTTGGAAATGCTGTAAATTCATCTATACTAACTTTCACATCAGCCATGATACTATACTCCACCTTTCGCCTTTTGTTATTTTTTTTACTTCATGTGGAAACATAAAGTTTGCTGGGAAAATTATAGCAGACCCAGATTTCGGACTATAACAATTTTCTGCAACATAAAACTCCCCACCTTCATAATTATCATTTAGAAAAAATAATACCGTTGCTTGAGGGTATCCATAAAGTTGTCCATGAGAATGATGGATGTTATCACAATGTGGTGACATAAACCCATCAACATCATATTTATTAAGCCTAAAATCTGTATGATGTACACAAGAAAAATGTTTCTGTTCCTGTGAATATATATTCATAACCTCAATAACAGACTTTTTAAGTAATGGATATGGCTTATTATCTTCCTTACACCAAACCTCATCCATTTTAACTCGTTCTTCGCTATTGCGGCTTTGTCCTTTATGATTAGCATAAGTTGATGGTTTTAACTCCCAAGGGTAATTCATAATAGATTTACACCCAGCATCATCTATAATGTTTTCATAGTATCCAATCCATTTCTTCATTAGAAACCACCAGCCACAAATTTCTTCCAATCTTGTGCATGTTTAATATCCCAACTACGATTGTCTATAGACTTAATTATACCGTCAACATACTGAACCAGAGTTTCATAATATTCAATTTTTAACTCTATATCAATTATCTCATCATCAGAGTTTATATAAACTCCCATATCAGTTTTTAAAACTTTCAAGTCAAACGGTTTTGCAGCATATACTTTAGCACCTGACTTGCCTCCATAATACTCCCATTTTTGTCTATACAACCTTTTATGATCAGCTTTCAATTGAAACATGAGTAATCGATACTTAGACTTATAGTCTAACCATTTTGGTTTTATGATTTGATTTTTATATGATTGTTGGTGTAAATCTTCATCATCTAATATAATAAGGTCTTCTTTGGCTTCCGCCTGCAATTCACTTAACTTATCCATTTATTCTCCATTATTTAATAGGTACAATTTTATATTGTTGGTATTTAAAGGTAGCACTACAAGATATTAAACTAGCATCAGTTGCACCCTGATCAAAATCTAAGGCTGCAAGTGTTACAGGAAACATATCTCTAAATCTAATTTCAATAATTGGATTGTTCTTGTTACTAAGCACTGTCAATGTTGCATCTGAGTACATTGATCTATCGCCAGTTCTTCCAAACTTAGATGTGTTTGTAGAACTAGTATCACCTGTAACATCTCTAAACGTTGTATATTGTTTTGTACTTTCTGGAAATCCTTGGCCAGTAATCCATTCATGCAATGAGAGATAATTTTCTAAATACTCATCAACAATAAATGAAAGACTAAAATCTTCAAATTCTGCTTTCTCACCAACAATAGGTACATTTGTAAAAGGGGTTGACATTTCTGTATTAGGAACAGAAACGCCAGGGATGTTACAAGCCGTAGTAAAAAATTCAACTTTAGGAAGTTGATTAATAGTAAACCTAAATTGACTTGGATTTAGATAATCCAATTTATCTGGTTGTCTAGAAAGAGCTGTTGAATCTACCATACTTCTATTTATATGTTATTTACATTCACATTTTTTCACATAGTCACTGACAGCAGCCTTTATGGCATCTTCTGCAAGAATTGAACAATGTATCTTGACAGGTGGTAGTGCTAGTTCTTTTGCAATTTCTGTATTCTTAATATCATTTGCTGCTTCTAGTGTGCGTCCTTTGACCCACTCTGTAACCAGACTAGATGAAGCGATTGCACTTCCACACCCAAATGTTTTAAATTTAGCGTCAGTTATAATTCCTTCTTCAACTTTAATTTGGAGTTTCATAACATCTCCACAAGCAGGAGCTCCAACAAGTCCTGTTCCTACTCCGTCATCTTCTTTATCAAATGAGCCTACATTTCGTGGGTTCTCATAATGATCTAATAGTTCTTTGCTATATGCCATACTCTATATAGGCGAAATAAAAAAAGAGGGTGCCCGAAAGCACCCTCTAAGTTTATAGTAAAGTTTCTTATTAGAAACAAATCTTACATGAGATTTGCAACCTTAACTCTACGGTAATAAACGTTAGCACCGTCATCAATAGATGCATCAGTGTTCTGTGTGTCATTCGCAGCAACTGCACCAGCAGTCTGAGCAAATGGGTTAGCAGCCATCCCGTAACGAGTCTTGAACCCGATTTTAGGTTGGAACGTATTTTCACCAACCGCACGAACCATTTGCAACGGAACGTATGGGCAGTAGAACATACCAGCGTCATAAGGCGAAGAACCCTTATATCCGACAACGTAGTACTGAGAAGCAGATACGTTGGCAGCATATGGATCAACATATACTTTATAACGACCATTAAGAACACCAGCGAACGTTGTCGTTGTGTCATCAATGTTGAGTTGATTGTTAAGAGCAGGCGTGTAATCAAGGATACCAGCCATCTGCAATGCAGACGCAACGTCAGCAGAACACATTAGCATGTTACCTTTACCACGACGAGTCTGTTGACCAATCGCATTAGCATCTCTTTCGATACCAAACATCAAACCCTTGAACTTCTCAACCGACCAACGACCATTAGAGTCGGTGTCCAGATCAAAAGTACCAGCAG